GCTTGGAATGTATAAGGGAATCCTGGGAATTGTACCACGTTAGAATCGTCAAGAATGATCTTTTCGTTCGAGCCGATCTCAAACTTTGTATCATTCGCTACCCTCTCAAGAAGCTTCTTCATTGCTTCATGCTCTGTACTCATGGTGTTGTTCTCCCTTTCTTTCCTGTGGATTGGTAGTATGCCTGATGATTGGCAGTTGAAATAGTAACGAAACCGATGGTTTCAAGGACAGTGAGAATACGATCAAGTGTTTCTGCACTCATGTGGCGATGAAGACCACGCAGTAATTCTTTACGTGACACTTTACCAACACGTTCGATGAAATCTTCGACACGTGCACACGCAGCACCGTCAACATTTTCACCAGCACCACGAAAAAGGCGTGAAAGATTATCAATAACACCTTCCACTGCCGCAATAGCATTGAACATATCAATTTGATTGATTGTCATACTATTACCACGCGAGGCAGAAAAAACCATTGCAAGTTTTACTACGTTCGCTTTCGCACGTGCACGAGCGTTTGCTACTACTTCTGAGTCCTCTTTTTCAATAGCGAGGCGGTTCTTTTTTAAGAATGTCTCACACATAATTTTCGCAGCTGTATCTGCGACAAATTTACCTTGAACCTGTGCCATGTCACGTAGATCGTTTATCAGCATATCATACGTAGCTTTGGATTTGGCATTGCTTTTCAAAAACGGTGTATCGAGTGAGAGGTCTTTTGAGGCTTTTTCCGCATAGATAAACAAGCACCGCGCGGAGAATCCTCCTGTGATAACCATTTTAGAACTGTATTCTCGCCCTACTTGGCGTAAAAAATCCGGCACAGATGCGGCGAGGAGAGAGAAACACATCTCGTTAATATCAACAGCACCTTTGTTTTTTGTCTTACTCTCGTAAGTAGTCTCCGACCACGCCTCCTCAAGAAACTCTAACATCCAGTCAGACGATCCTAAGAGAGTGCGTATTTCTGTACTAAGACAAAGGCAACTATGGTCTGGTTTTCCTACAACGATTTGCTGGTTTACAAACGAAAGAGGAGTTTGCCAACCGTTAAAGATGTCGATTAGTATTGATTCCGTAGTATTGCGGTATTTGATTGTGTTAATAACTTTGTTTGGCTTCGTCTCGTTGATAAGATCATCAATGATATGCAGAGCCGTTCCCTTACCAACGCCAGGAGGTGCTACAAGAATGACATACAGATTTGGGTACACTGTATACGTACCCATTTCAAAACACGTCTTATTCTTGAGTGTTGCTCCGATAAGAGAGAGTGCGCTCCAGACTATAAAGCTATCTGGAGCGTCCGTATACGGAGACACACACTCGAAAAACACTTCATGCCAAGGTTTTTTCAGCAGACGTGGCATTCTTAACCTTTCTTAATCCTGTAGATGGCTGAAAAAACCGGGCACAACTTCTATCATCAACTTATCAGATTGTTCCAAACAAGAGTCAAGAAAACTGCGCTGTTGAACACTTAGATTTTCTTTTTGCCATGCACGAACTGTACCAAGAGTCAAAAGTGCATAAGTCACTGGCTCTAACCGTTTCTTCTTCCCTTGCTTCATTTCTGTATAGCATTCTGTCATTTCACCTTCTCCTTTAACTTCTCAATCGCCGCCTTGACACCAGTACGGGTAAACTCCTTCACCTTCACCGTTGTATTAAAGTCAAACCCCACTTCCGCTTCTATCGGGATGTTAACTTCAATTCCGTTATAGAACCGTATAGTTCTATCGAAAGCCGCGCACGTTCGCAGCAACACCTTGTATACTGTCTCAACGTCTTCTGGTATGTCTTGGACAATACTGTCATGTCCTTCCTGCACAATATACCGTCCAGCCTCTCCTGGTTGAGAGCAAAGAGAAAGGAGCGCAAAGCCAGTATTGTCTCCGACACATGACTGAGGGATGTAAGCGTATGCTTCTTTGAACAACGTTGCGTTGCTGTCATTGGGACGCGCTCCTAGAAAAGTACGTTCACGACCGAATGGGGTTACGAGAGTGCGAGTGCGGTTTATGGTGTCTTGCACATACTTATGAAAGACACCACGAATGGAAGGGTCAGATGCAGCAGCAGCGGCGATAAGGAGATTGCACTGCGCCTCGGAATACGACTTACCCTCCTGTGCAAGTGCGTCTGTCATACGACTACCTTTCATATCATAGTTAGTCGCATGGCGTACCTTCTTGCCAAGATAACGATACTCGTCATGCTTCGCACTATCCCAGTCGGGTTCGTTCTTACCAGGAATACGCATACCAAAGATAGCACTAGCAAGTTTCGAGTGTCTATCTACCACACCGCCACGAAGCTCCTCAAGTGCTTTGGTGTTACCAGACAGCGCAGAGACAGGCCAATCCTCCGCACTTATCTGGTCTACCATTAGAAAGATGTTTCCACTGCGCGATACGAGACATCTTCTATACATAGCTGCGACATCGCTGTGTTTTGGGACATTTTGTGCATTGTTACCAAATCCAAAAGTATGGCGTCTGCTTGAACGTCTTCCTGTGAGAGTTCCGGCAACGTTATAGTTAGTGAGAAAGAAAGCGCTTTCTTGTCGCACAAGTAATCTAGCACTGAGGTAACTCGAATAGAGCTTGCCAAGTTCTCTGATTTTGAGTATTGACTTAATAGCCGGATCGCCACCGGGATAGCCAAACTGGTTTCGTGATAGCATCTTTTGGAGAGCCAGTTCTCCTGTGCTGTAGTTTTGTTCATAATCTCCCTCACTGTTTTTCTTGGTGATTTTCACAACGTCGTAACCGAGGTTTTTCAGCCCCGTAAGAAGTGCATATTTTCCTTGTGTTGCATTGAGGTTGATAGCTCCAACTCCGATAGCTCCTAGAGCAAGATCATCAGGAGCGTTTGCAGCTCCCACAAAAACTTTACAGCCCCACTGATTTGCGGCAATCGCCAAGTTTCGAGCGATTTCTGCTTTGACGATAACTTTTGCTTCTGCAATGTGTTCGGTATTGACACAAATCCCCCTGTTGCCAATTTCGTAGTAGCACGCCTGTAGTTGATGCTCATAGGAACTTGTTACTTGATTAGTCATCTTATTCTCGCTTTGTCTTTTAATTTTCCACAGGCTCTACAATTCCTAGCACCTCCATAAATTGCAGTGTTTTCTGGTGTAAACTCATGACCTCGTAAGCAATGCGTCTTATTTGCATTATAATTCAAACCATCTCGAACAGCATCTAGTTGATTACTAGAGTTTGTACCCATATACAAATGCTCAGGATTAAAGCACAACTTATTGTTGCACTTGTGACAAACGAAAGCGCTTTCTATGAATTCTGAACGCTTGTATAAATAAAAACTAAGCCTATGCACGGTCCAAGATACACACTGATACGATATTCGACCATAGCCGTTTTGTTCGTGGCCAGTCCACAACCAGCAGCCATTCTCCGCCAACTTACGATTCTTGAGGAGTCTTGCTTTTGGCCTTGTATTACGTGTTAGTACTAACTCCATACTTCCTCCTTGTGCGTGTTCGTAGGTGCTGGTTACGCGGTCAATCACAGTTTCTCCAACATCTTACACGCCGCCTCATTCTTCAGCAGCGCCGCGTCTGCTTCTGTAATAATCTGCTCAAGCCTGTATTGAATTGTCTGTAAATAGCAAACAGGCAACACGTCATGAAGTTCCTGCGCTATTGCTTTGATATTTTCAAGATGTTCTCTCATCACTTCTCCTACCGCAGTTGCGGACGTTGCTTAAATTCTTCTTCTTGCGCTTGCCAAATCTCGTAGGTAACGCACACGTCAAGACAATTGTACCGCCTTAATTTATCCATGTGTTTAATACTCCACCCATGCCCTTCATCTTTATAGTACGGCTCCCGCGTATACTGCCGTGTCATGAATTGGAGTTTGTGTGAAAGTTCCGGCCAGAGGATATGATGGCGGAGTAGTGTATCTTGTGTTTCCCCCAAGTCGATGGAGAATCCAAGAGCGTTAAGAAAAAGTGCATCGAAGTTGAAAAAGTTCTGCCCCAAAATTCCTCTTCTGGTAAGAAGAGAATCCAACGATCTCCAAAGAATCCTATTTTCACTTGGACTGTCACGGAAAAGGTTGAAGGATATGCCGAAGTCAGGAGAGTCTGCAATGCCCACCGTAATCGGGTATCCTGGATGCGGAAGAAAGGCGCTTCCTTTTCGAGGATATACTGTCTCAATATCAACAGATAAGAGTGGTGCTTTCCTGAGGGACTCAAAACATTGCAGTATTTCCGCAAGCTCAAGATTTCCATACTTCAAAACCCTTTCAGGGAGAGGTTTTAATGTATTGTTCTTTCTAAAAAACTCAAGTTCGTCTTTTATTTTCTGCAAATCTATATACGTTGAAATGTTTCGCTCCGTCCAATCTTGTACACACCGCATTGGGTCGTACATTGGAATCATGTAATGTGGATACTGTAGCATATCACAGTGTAGGAGAGAGCCTGCATATTTCTGAAGTTGCCCTGCGCTAGTACCGCGACCTTTGGGTTCACGTAGTTCCGGTAGAAAATAACCTGCTACATCTCCAAGGACGATAATAAGTGGTGGTTTTACTTGATTTAACATACTCTCAAGATTTTGAAAAGCATGAGCATCGTCAGTATTTGGGGCACGCGCAGTGATATAACAATCACTCATACGCAGTCCCGCTTCCGTGAGCATCTTCTCGAAGACGTGTCCGAGGCCACCGCTGAAAAGCATACCTTTGTCAGAAGAGAATGGTTTCTCTACTATGACCCAAAGACGTGCGAGCGGGTTGCCGCGTGGTGAGATAAAAGGCATTAGCTTAGCACCCTATCCTTAATATCCCGTAGCCATAAGAGCATCTTTACACTTACGGGAGCGTTGTCCTGAACTCGTGAAATCATGTCAACCTCGTTACTGCGAAGTTCATCTTGATAATCTTCAAGCATTTTGCAAATGCGAAGTGCCTCCTCTTGACGCTCAGTTGCGTCAAGATTTGAGAATACGGGGTTAAATTGCGACATCACTAGTTCTCCCTTCCTAACCGGAGTATGGACCGGCTCCTAGCATTTAACGGGTGCTGTGCCACCCGCCCCACCTGCTTTATTAGTTACTACGAATCAAGTTCGTAGAGTGCTTGTCAGTACATCCCGGAAGTGCGCACTTAAACTGCCGCACTTCGTTCTTTGCCTTATGATCATCAGTCTCAGGAATCTCCGCAAGCTCAACTTCCATCGTGCGGTTAAGAAGCGGTCCAAGATACTTCCACTGCGAAGGATCATCAGGATTCGCATCATAACCATCCCATACACCAGGAAGTGTAAACTTTTCTTTCTTCGTACCCTCGTTGCCGTCGATAATAACTTCCATCGGCAAACCAACAGCGTGAACAAAATCAGGCCACATGAAGGCCATCTTTGTGTTCAAGCCCACAAAAACACGTCGCCCATCATACTCCGTGTGACCAAAAATAGCAAGCTCCGCGTTGAACGCGACAGACTCCCTGTTCTTCGCAGCGCGGGGCTTGAAATTCTTGATTTGCACAGTGTACCAACCTGCGGGTACTGGCGGAGCACCTGAAAGTTCTTCCTTGCTGAAACCCATTTTAAATGCCATGTTTACTGCTCCTTCTCTCCTACGGAGATTGTTATGGGTTGGAGATCCAACCGTTATTTCTGCGCGGATTACTAAGCCACCTCTGTAAAAGTGGCGTGCTTAATACCTAACTCATTCGGCTCCAGAGCCACAGTAGCTGTAAGATGGAAAGCCTTATCCGCAGGTATAACAACATTATACTCACCAGGGAAAATTTCTTCTAGCTTAGCAAGAATCTCCTCAACAGTTCTGGAATGCTTATACTCAGGACCAAGCGTATGAATTACAGCAACAACCCGATCAGTCATTTAGCACCTCCTAGTGCTGCTCTCTTCGCCTTATGCTTTGCAATCATCTCCATGATATTCGGCTTCTCCATTGGATCGAGAAGCATTGTGGTGGAGGCGTTTATATCAAAGTTTGGACGGCAGGCTACTTGGTAATTGCGATTACCGTCAACTTTGATGCGGTAAACTTCGTTGAAGAGGCTGAGGGTGTTTTGAAGATACTGCGGACTTGCTACTACCTTGCCAGTATACGCAGTACGTTCTACGGTGGATTCAGAGTTGTCTTTTTCATCACGCTCGTGGAAAACAAAAATGAAATTAACATCGAGCGCCGTTAATTCCGCAACAAGATACTCGACATACCGTTGAATACCTACCACAACATCCCAATCTTTTCCTTTGTATACGTTTGTGCTGTTTCCTACACGTATACTCTTAAAAAGCCCAGGAGACTGTCGTCGGATCTCCTCCTCCATTGCCTTGACCATGTAGGTTACGGAGTCGAAAACTACGGTAGTTGGGAGAGGGAGTTTCTTAATCTTGTTCGCTTTCATTACGGACAAGTCAGATTCTACAACTCCCATTGTAGTATTCTTTGAGACGAAGAGGTTTGGCTTTCCCTCAAGCGATTCGGCGCGGTTATCAAAGTCGTAATATCGTACCGGACCCGGCGCTGTAGCAGCAAACCAGCTTTTACCACTCTTTGGTTCTCCTAGAATCGCAATGCGCAGTTTCGCTTCCGCTTGAATTTCTTCAGAGCGAACTCCCTGCATATTAGCGAACGGATTTGGGGGTGTTGACATTCTCCTGCTCCTTCTGTTAGAATGTTACTTCGTTACGGTTGCCGCCTTCACATCAGACGGTGGTGTCTTATCAAAAGCTGGCTGCTCTGGTACAACAGGGATTGTCGTATCTACTACAGCTGTTGTAGCAGCCGCAGCAATATCCGCTTGCAACTCCGCTTGTGCGTGTCTACGACACTTTTGATACGTTGTCCCATCAGGAAGGGTTATTTGAAAATCCGCCGCCTTCCAGCATTGGAGACGATTTTCAAGAATCTCACTACACTTCCCTATAGCTACTCCAGGAAGTGTATTGAGTGCAGTGTATGTTTTTGATTCTGGCATTGTTCCCGCTTTCTCCTGCTCGCGTTAAACATTAGGTGCGACTTCCTCTGTGTTCCAGATAGGCAACTTGAGGAAACCGTTATTAAGGGTTATAAGCTCCGCTTCTTTGGAGGCTTGACGACATACATCACGGTAAGCACAAACTCCCATGTGCCAGTTTGTGCAAGCGGTTGTGTTACGTGGTACACTATTAAAACTTGCTCCAGTGTATACGGCGAGGTCGTCTAAAAGATGTGACGCAGTGCTTATCATTCTAACACGATACGCCTCAAGCTGATACGAACTTTTCCGCACCGGAATCCTCTTGAACCGCGCCGAGGAGTCTTCGTTTGGTTTTTTACTGATAAGGTTCATCAATATCTTTGAGCAATCACGCTTCAAAGCAAGCTCTTCTGGTACAATGGTGGGAAGAATCTTCGTAAGCGCATAGACATATCCAGTTGGCCCCTCGTCTGTTTCGTACTCAAGTCCCGGGTCACTACGAAAATACCCCTTCGTCTTATGATCCATCGGACAGATAAAGTAACCATCATCTACGATAATATCCATGCGACCAGCGAGATATATCTCTACAGCACTGCTGAAAAGCAGAGGCACTTCAAGGTTGCGACCGAAAGAAACCTCTGTTCCTATGACACGGAGTTTCTCATTCTCCGGTCCCATGACTTGTGCGTACTGCAAAAGCAGGGTACAAAATCCCATCATACCACCGATGGATTTATACTCTTTATGCTCCGCGTGTACGTCCATATCCGCTTCGAGCCACTCTGCCTTTGCACGTTCTATGGCCCATTTAATACGATCAAAATCTGGTTCGCGAAAATGTTGGTAGTATACTTCCAGCATCTTATGCAGAAGAATACCAAAATCAAGATACCACACACGTTGTTTACCACCGTCGTGGCTGTCACTCTTCTTCTGATAACCCTCTACATTTGCATAGAAGAAGTGCTGTGGACAATTCCTGTAGGTGCTTAACAGGTGATTATCCACAATAACAATGAGCTTTTGCTTCTGCTCATCCCATCGTACCCACGGAAGCGGAGTACGCTCAAGAAATTCGAGTAACTGACCGCTAGGTTTCATGTTAGTGATCTCCGTATGTCGCTTTAAGAAGCTCACCAATTGCAAAAGCAACACGTGCAATTTGTACCATCCCTGCTTCTGTTTTACGACGACCACTTTCCATGAGTTTATACTCATGTTCCAAATGAGTCAAGGCTTCTTCTCGTAATCGTAGTGTCCGCTCCGCATTACATAATTCAGCATTTAACTGCTTAATGCGTTCCGCTTGCTGTTCATATGTCATTCTCATTCACTTCTCCAATTCTGCAATTTGCCTGTTAAGGTAAAACTGCGCTTTCTTCAAATCTTGCAGCATATTACCTTTATGCTGCGCACGCGCTATGTACTTTCCAACTTGCCATAATAGTGGCAAAGTGGGGAACCAGTCTTGCAGCACGTCGATCACTTCGTACTTACCGAAGGTGTAATATGGAGGATTATTAATCATATCCATCTTCTCACGTGCTTCTGTGATTACCGCGTGTACCAAACAATTTTTGGCACGCCCGACTTTTCCTGGTGGGCAGGTACAATCAAGTGGTACATGATCTCCTGACACAGTATTAACACTCATTTCTTCCCTCCTCCAAGCGCCGCAAGCATATCAGGTGTCATGCCTTTAGCAAGCATTTGCGCTACGAGTGCGGCGAGTTGCTCTTGCGCTTTTGTTTTCGAGACGGTGCGAGTTTTCCTCGTCGTCACAGTAACAATACTTCTGTCCTTAGTAAGCGGCGGCATTGTTACCTTGACACCCGCGTACTTATGAAAATGCGCGTTACGACGAGACTCGTACTCGGTTATCATAAGTGCTAGGATATTACGATGATACTCTACTGCAAGATCAAGCTCAAGATCAGTCAATGTCACTATCTTATGTTGTGCAAACAACCAGTCAAGGCCACTTATCTTAATCTCCCGTGCTTTACGACGATAAAATGTATGTACACCTGTCTCGTCGTTCTTGTGCTCGTATGTCTTTGTTATGATGCTACTTTGTACAGTAATATCAGACATACAGTTTACACAATACTGCGCATCTACTGTAGAAGCGAAGTGGAAACAAAAAGCTTGTCCACAACGCTCACAGTAAACTACGCTTGTAGGATGTGTGAGATTCAATTCAAGGCACACGTCACATACTGTGGCGGTTAAGTGCGGTTCTTCTGGTTCTGTGGGAAGAGGAATATCAGTGATTGCCGCTTCTGCTGGCGTGATTTCCTCTGGTTCATCGGTGGGTATTAAAGGCTCCTCCTCAATAGGAGTACCAAAGACAGCTTCTTCCTCAAGATCAGGCAACTCGTTCTGCATTGTAGCTCCTTACGCCGTAGCGTGGACTGCTGCTAAACTCTTCCCTTAACACCATGACTTATCATAGCTTCGTGAGCGCGTGTAGCTTCCTTCACTGCAAGCTGCTCGACTAGAAGCTTTACTCCTTCGTGTCCGAAGTACAATTTAAGGAGTGCCCTTACTAGGGAAGATACACTCATAGTAAGTGGCAGCCGTTCTAAGCCTTCTTTTTGGGAATGAAGGATTCGGACGGTCATCGCGGTTGTCAGATCGCTCTTTCGGCTCATAAAGTCAATGATAGACCTGTATGCAAGCCCTTGTCAAGTCCCATCAAACCGCCTTAAAGCCCTCATTCAAAAGGCTTTAAGGCGGGCTGACCCGCCCCTTGGGAAGGCGGCTTATCGCCCGCTCTTGCTACCCGTCATGACTTATAGCACGGGTATTTCCCGCACTTTCAAGTACCTCTCGTATTTCCTTCACTTTGTCATAGCGAAAAAGCTCGTACAGCATCTTCGCTTGTGCGATAGACTCTTCAAAGGTAGGCTTCGCCGTAGGAATTACGTTGGCGAAGACTTTCTCGAAGATTGTTTCTGCTATTGCTTGGTTTGTCATACGCCTACTCCGTTGGAATGATCCAGTAATGGATAGTCTCCGTCG